CTCAGCAGCCTCGGCAAAACCGTAAAAATTAGCTTCTGCGGTTTCCATCTGGGCATTAAGTGATGCGAGACCGATAGCATCTTCTATTTTAGTCGTGTCGTGCAGGGTAAAGGCGTCATTAAGAGATTTGTTTATCTTTTCGGAGTTCTCTTCAACTTGCTGGGTGAAAGAATCTATGTCAATGAACATATTTTCCATGTCCAACTCTAACTGAAGCTGCTCAGAATCGATGCCAAGCTGTTTTAATAGCTCAGCTTCTTTAAGTGGCTTTACTTCTACTCGGCCGTTAATTGTAACGTAATCGCCTGCCTCTACGCTTTCACCTATAACCTCGTTTAATGAAGTGGTAAGAGCATCAGCTTCTTTCTTAGCTTCTTCCAACTCTTTTGTGAGACGGTTAAAACCTCTCATTTGAACTTCTAAAGCCTGACTCATTGGGTTGGATCGACCCGGAGCTATTGCTTGAAGGATGTCCCAGAAGTTAGCCCCAGCTGCCCCGCCTTCTTGCAACTCCCTAGTTAATTGACCTATCTTTTGGTAGGTATCTGCAATTGCACTTTGAAGCCCTTGTATTCGAGCCTGACGTATCAGAGCTTCACTAAGAAGGTTCACTTTTTCAGTAAGATCAACCACTAGGGCCTCCTCGTCTGTGTAGTCCTGAAGAAGTCCAGGGTGTGACCTTCTAACTTCTTCGATAGCATCAAGTCTTCGCTCCCTTGCTATGGTCTCATCCTGTATAGCAGTAAGAAGTCCTCGCAGGGTTGTTATTTCAGCCTTACTTTGTGCAACAGCTTCCGATGTCTGGTCAGCAACCTCCCGCATCTTCTTAGCCATTTCATCTGCGTTATCAGTCAATCGTGTTAGGATAGAACCCAAAGAAACACCGCTCTGGCTCATTGCAGTCATTGCAGAAGTAACCAAAGACACCGCTAATAATATACCAGCGGGGCCTGCAAGTGATACCCACATTGCACGCATCGCCTTGGTTGTACCGCCTGCATTAGTGGTAAGGTATCCCAGTTGCATGGTAAGCTGCTGAATGTTGTTTGCAACACCTTGGATGCCATAGGGTGCATCCTGAATAACCTGCGAGAATGAAGTCATGGCAGGAACAGCATTAACCTTTGTGGTCTTGGCTAATTGTCCTGTAGCCCTGTTTTGACCCTGTATCGCTCCTGCATTATTCTTGGCTGCTTGTGCGTAATTGGATGATGCAGCAGCAAGCCTGTTCATTTCACCACGAAGCCTGACCAGTTCTTTTTGATACGAGCTAGTCTCATGGTTAACCTCCCTAAGCTCTTGACTAACCCTGTCCGTCTCTTGCTGGTATCTCTTTTCGGTGATAGCACCAGTACGATACTGATTATTGAGGTTTTGCAAGGCCCTTTCTAGCTCTCTAGCCCTTTGCGCATTCTGACCTATTGTTTGCTGAATACGCTCGAAATTACGCTGGTGTTGCTCCAATAGACTATCAGCTTTATTAAGTGCTGACTCCATCCCCTTGATATCGGCTTCAATTTCAACTCGCAGTTTTGGATTCATCTATAGGTTTCATTAATCGTTTAATAGTCTCGTAGTCGATGTCTGGCTCATGTTTCTTATCAGAGGGCAACGGATGCCAGATTGTTATCCTTTCGTGAAGGCCTTTGATTGGTCTGGACAAGTACGTCTGGTAACCCAAGAAACGAACCTTTTGCCACTTTCGCTCATCTGCCTGTCTATAACCCCTGCTCATCAAAATAAACTCAGCAGGCGTCATAGAGTAGTACTGCTTTGGAGTGAGGCCCAATTCCCCAAACGCAAAGGCTATGATGTCTTCATTACCTTTTTTTTTTCGTCATCTGTCTGTTCTTCCGGTTCAGCTTGTGCATCCTTATCTGGTGTAAGGTCAAGCCCCGAAGCTTCGATAAACACCTTCCATACTTCCAGCAGTTCCTCATATTTAGCGTGCGCAATGAACTGCCCGATTTCCTCTTTCGTAAGTCTCGGCTCATCATCAGTAATATAGGAATCGCCCGCAATACCAGCAAAAACTAACTGTTTTAACAAGAGTGATTCGTTCTCCTTCCACCGATGGATAACGGACTTCATTAATTCGCCCTCCGTAACAAGCATAGTCGATGGCTTATCTTTGAATAGGTAAGTCTTTAGCTCGTCAAAGGCAAACCTATTGAACTGAAGCCGTTCCTTTTTTCCGTTAAAATGTATGTGAACGATTCCCTTCATTATACTGCATCCTCAAAGAATACCTCACCAGTTCCAGTGATAGTGATATCGAAGGTCAAGTACTCATTGTTATCGGCAGTTTCATCATAGTTAGTGATAAGGCCAGTTCCTCTGCGAACATAGGATAAATCCTCTGACCTCATACGGAACTCTCTAATTTCGCTTGCTTTCCACAATTCAGCTGCGGTTTGGTATGACACCTGATCTCCCTCTAAATCTTCTTCACGGATGCCGTAAGCGGTTTGGGTGAACTCCCATGTCTTGTTACCTGGTTCGGCCTGCGCATAACCCTCCGCATCACATTTGGATGCTGTCTCTACCGTATCTGTTGACCCGCTGAATCCGTTTGCAGTTGCGCAAGCGAAAGGCTGCCATTGTGGAGACGATTCTGTACCTTGATTGACTTCAAGTACAATTAGTTTTCCTGATATTTTTCTAGGTGCTGCCATAATTAATTAAATTTCGTGTCTGTAAGTTAATAGTTTTCTGTATATGTAGTGGTTGCCCGCTCTGCTTGTTATGTCGGTGTCCATTTCCTTTGTCGTATCTCCAATCTCATAACCCTGAACCTGTATATCCGTCCATCTATCAGGTGATATCAAATCCTCTACCTGACCTGCGATTAATTCTGATTGATAGCGTCCATCAGGATCTAAAAATCTGGTCACAATATCAACCGTAATCGTCACCGTATAACCTCGGCAGGTCTTTGATGACTGCTCAACTGCCGTTTGCGTTCCCAGCACTATGAACGGTGGAATAGCCTCGTCCGGTGCAAAGGAATCCATTACCGGAACTATTCTACTGTCCACCTCCACGTTGCCATTGAGCCGCTCAAAATATGCTGATCGTATCGCCAGAGAGACTGTCATAACTGCTTCTTAATCCGTTCAACTAACTTCAACCGTTCTTGATCCCATGCAGGAATTAAAAACGGTCGTGCAGGCAAATTAACCTGCTTTACTCCCTTGCCTTTGAATTGAATTGCGTAATCTTCCAACCCGCTAGGCACATTAACCAGTGTTCCTGTTCCAAACTCAATGTAGGGCGCATAATGCGCTCCCGCCTCAATAATCTTGTGAAACCGATGTTCACCCGGCACAACTTTAATGCTACCCTTCAATATCCCCGCATCAACGGGTACTGTAGTAACGGCTTGGCTGCGGATGTCAAAGGCAGATGCTTCTATTTCACCTTCTACCATATCAGAGATATCTTTAATTCGCTTCTTAAAGTTGCCCCTGTTGGTAGAGAATTTAAGCCTTACTCGTGTCATTTACAGCCCTCGTTATTATCTTCATGTATTTCTTATTCCCATAAGGCGCAGGCAATCCCTGCACTCTTAGTTCGCGTCCTCTCCACCTAATGAAGTCACCGTTTTTAATGTAAACGTCCTGCCTGTATCTGATAATAACTTCAAAACCTTCTATCATTTCAGACTGCACTATCAGAAACTCGTTTTCAAAACTCATGGCCTTAACCTGGGCATAGGTTTTAAGCAGTCTCTCGTACTTTGTCACCCATCCACCATCAGGTCTTTGCGTTCTGGTGGGCCGTACTATCTCGATATCTTCTGACAGGTTCCCTACCATATAGTTACGTTCCTAATTGGTTGTAACATCATCTTAGCCTCATCTATAAGCCTGCTGGCAGTAATTACGTTCCCTTCATAATCTGTCGTGTAATTTTCCCGCTGCTCATACAAACCTGTTGCATATCGGCATATTGCCACCCTAACAAGGTCGGTTGTGTCTTCCTTTGTGGTGAACGTGATGTCAACTGGTCCGCCTCCATGCTGTAAGATGTCACCTGTATGTTTAGCTCCGTCCACCGTATCTACTGGGCCGTACATCAGCCTGTAGTTATTCGGTATGTTCAACGCCTGAAAGTGTATCACCTTGCGCCCAAATGACAACTGCGCCCACTGCTCTAGCTCTTGCCTTGCAGCAGCTACATACGTCCTTATCAGAGCTTCGTCCATATTGTAATCTATCCTCGCATGCTTTCTGAAAAAGCTAACATCAACTGGCTCCAAAACTAAATCTTCCAATACATGGTACTGGATACCACTTACACCATGTGAGTAAGGTTTGCAAAAGTGGTCAGCGTTCTTATAGAAATCCATAGTTAGTTGATGTTATAAAAAAACCCTCCCTCCATTGTCAGAGAGAGGGCAAAACAATCAGAGATAGAAAATTTATACTTCAGGGGTCGGGGCTGGGAAGGTTCCTGCAATGAACGCCTGCGTCTTGTAAATAGCTAACGCCACTCGCTCTTCAATTCGAGCCGTTACAAGGTTCAACGCTACGTTATCCCTATCCTGCTCAAAGAA